CGGGCGCGAGAAAGGCTTCGAAGCGCTGTACGGCTTCACCGTGCTGAAGACCATCGCGATCCGGCACGGCTGACGCGGGCATCCCGCTTCGATTCACGCAGACAGGCATCACCCTCTACAACAAGCAACGGAGACATCATGCGGTTGACAGGTAAAACGGCCATCGTCACGGGTGGCGGCTCGGGTTTCGGTGAAGGCATCGCGAAGACCTACGCGCGCGAAGGCGCGAACGTGGTGGTCAACGATCTGAACGGCGCGGCCGCCGAGCGTGTCGCGAGCGAAATCGCGCTGGCCGGCGGCAAGGCGATCGCGGTGGCGGGCAACGTCGCGCAGCAGGACGACTGGAGCAAGCTGCGCGAGGCCGCGCTCGAAGACTTCGGCAGCGTACAGATCGTCGTCAACAACGCGGGGACCACGCATCGCAACAAGCCGGTGCTCGAAGTGACCGAAGCCGAGTTCGACCGCGTCTACGCGGTGAACGTCAAAAGCATCTACTGGAGCGTGCAGGAGTTCGTGCCGTATTTCCGCGAGCAAGGCGGCGGCAGCTTTATCAACATTGCGTCGACGGCGGGCGTGCGGCCGCGCCCCGGACTCGTCTGGTACAACGGCAGCAAGGGCGCGGTGATTATTGCGAGCAAGTCGCTTGCCGTGGAGTTGGGCCCGGACAGAATTCGCGTGAACTGCGTGAATCCGGTGATCGGCGAAACGGCGCTGCTGTCGGAGTTCATGGGCGTTGAAGACACACCTGAGAACCGTCAGCGCTTTCTCGCCGGTATTCCGCTCGGGCGCTTCTCGACGCCGCAAGATATTGCCAACGCCGCGCTCTATCTGGCTTCGGACGAAGCGGAGTTCATCACCGGCGTGTGTCTTGAAGTGGATGGTGGACGCTGCGTGTAGCGCCTGCGTTCTACGTTGATGTTGGCGCCGCGTTCGGCTTCGGCTTTGTCGTCGCAGCGCCGCTCATGGCGCTCATAGTCACGCTCTGAGCAAGCGGCGTTCACGCGCGGCGCTTGACGGGCTTAGTGTTTTCCCCCGGTATCTAAATGCCGTGCGAGCCGCGCCGCACGGCTAGAATCAATCGACGCGGCAATTCAATTCGACAAGAAAAGAGGAGACACCATGGCTAGTCCCGCAAATCCGCTCCACCATCCCGGCGCGGGCGCGCCACCTTCCACTTTCGAAGAGGCGACCTATCGCAAGGTCAACTGGCGGCTCGCGCCGCTCCTGATGCTCTGCTACGTGGTCGCGTATCTGGACCGCGTGAACGTCGGCTTTGCGAAGCTGCAAATGACGAGCGACCTCGGCTTGAGCGATGCGGTTTATGGCTTTGGCGCGGGCATTTTCTTCGTCGGCTATTTTTTCTTCGAGATCCCGAGCAATGTAATTCTGCACAAGGTGGGCGCGCGAGTGTGGATCGCGCGGATCATGGTCTCCTGGGGCGTGATCTCCATGCTGACCATGTTCGTCACCACGCCGACCATGTTCTATGTGATGCGCTTTCTGCTCGGCGTCGCGGAAGCCGGCTTCTTTCCCGGCATCATTCTGTATCTCACCTACTGGTATCCGTCGCACCGGCGCGGCCGGATGACGACGTGGTTCATGACGGCTATCGCGCTGTCGGGTGTGATCGGCGGCCCGGTGTCGGGCTATATCCTCAAGACATTCAATGGCATGAACGGCTGGCACGGCTGGCAATGGCTTTTCCTGCTAGAAGGGATACCGTCGGTACTCGTCGGCATACTGGTGTTCGTTGCGCTCGACGACCGCATTGCGAAAGCAAAGTGGCTCACGAAAGAGGAGAAGGAACTGCTCGAGCGCCACGTTTCCGCCGAGGAAGCCACCAAGCACGACATGCCGATCCGTCAGGTGCTGACGAGCGGCCGCGTGCTGATGCTGAGCTTCACGTACTTCTCGTTCGTGATGGGTCTCTACGGCGTGAGCTTCTGGCTGCCGACTATCATCAAGGCGACCGGTGTAACCGATGCGTTCGCGATCGGTCTGCTGTCGGCGGTCCCTTTCGCGGCGGCGGTCGTCGCGATGGTGTTCGTTGCGCGCAGCGCGGACCGTACGCGCGAACGGCGCTGGCATATCGCGTTGCCCGCTTTTGCCGGGGCGATTGGACTGGTGCTGTCGGTTGTGTGGGCGCAGAACACGCTGCTTGCGATGGCTTCTCTCACGCTCGCGACTATGGGCATTCTCACTACGTTGCCTTTGTTCTGGAGTTTGCCGACGGCGATTCTCGCCGGAACGGGTGCGGCTGCCGGCATCGCAATGATTAATTCGATTGGGAATCTTGCGGGGTTTCTGAGTCCGTATGCTGTCGGCTGGTTGAAGCAGGCGACTGCCGCTAATGATTCGGGGATGTATATGCTTGCGGCGTTTATGGTCGTTGGCGGGTTGCTGGCGATCAGTGTGCCGGCGAAGATGGTTAATCGGTGAGTTGAAGCGTTGTGTGTGGTGTGGCCCCCGCGGCTGTGTGCTGCTGGGGCTTTTTGTTTTTTGGGGGAACGTGGGGCGGCGTGAGGAGGTGGCCACTTGGATGCGTAGCGTCGCAGGAGGAGGCGACTTGGAGCGGATTGGGTTCTTCGTCAGCAATGTGGCGGATTGCCGACGTTGTCTGCATCTAGCAGAGGAACGGCAGCTTCCTGGATCATCGAACTCACACTCACGACCCTTTCGATCGCACCCAATGAAACTGAAAAGCGCGTCGATAAAATTCGTCGCGCATTAAATCGCAGCTTTCCTAAAATTTCCGGTAAACCCGCCGATAGATCCGTGTGGAAACTTGAGTACAAGTTCAAAAAGCACGCTACACCAATAAGAACCGGGGAGCTTCGGCGCCCACGCTCGCGTGCCGGAAGCGAGAAACTTGCAACGCCGATGGAATAACCACGCGTGCGGCGACGCACTGCACCTTCCACGTTTGCCGTATCCACATACGCGCGGCTCGGACGCCTCGCATCTTGCGCGAGCGCACCGCCGCCGCGCAGCGACACATCTCGCTGCTCCCCATTCTCTTGCCGCTTTCGCTCGTGCGCCCCGCGCGCACGCTGACTGATGCTCCCGTTCCAACACCAGGGAGAATCGACGGAAGTGTCAAAAACTTGTGGCGTCGTCCTCGCCGCCGCCGCGATTGCGGCACTAGGCGGCTGTGCGACAGAGTCGTCGCGTTCACTCCCGGTTGCGCCGGTGGCCAGCGCGCAGCGCCCGCCCGTCGGCAACGCCGTGCAATCTCGGTCGGGAAGTTCGACAACCGCTCGAGCTATATGCGTGGCATTTTCTCCGACGGCGTCGATCGTCTCGGTAGTCAGGCCAAGACCATTCTGATCACTTCGCTGCAACAGAGCGGCCGTTTCAACGTGCTTGACCGCGACAACCTCGACGAAATCCGCCAGGAAGCCGGCTTCACCAAAAAGGCGCAGCATCACAACCGTTTTCAGCAGCTACGGCACCGGTTTCCGCTTGTGGGGCAACCGCACGGCTGCGTGGCCGACCGTCACCCACGTGCGTAACTTCGAGAATGTGCGGCGCACCGGCGATGTGATCAATGAATCGATCCGCTACTTCAGCCTGCAATACACCGACATGCCGATCGACCAGGCACTGATCGATTCGCTGCTTGAATCGGTCAACGGCTATGGCCGCAAAATGATCGGCGACAGCGCACTGCTTGGTTTCAAGGCGTGGTTCGATCCGGCGCGCAATACGAAGGAGGAACTGGAGAACGGGCACCTGCTGGTCAGCTACAAATACACGGTGCCGCCGCCGATGGAGCGCCTGACCTACGAGACCGAGATCACCTCGGAATATCTGCTGACACTGAAGGGAGGTAACTGATCATGGCAGGCGGCATTGCGATCAATCGCATCACCAACGCCAACATCTACGTGAACGGCAATTCGATGCTCGGCAAGGCCGAGGAAGTGAAATTGCCGGACGTGTCGGCGATCATGCAGGAGCACAAGGCGCTCGGCATGATCGGCAAGGTCGAGTTGCCGGCAGGGTTCGACAAGCTCGAAGGCGAGATCAAATGGAACTCGCTGTACCGCGACGTGGCGAAGGTAATGGCAAATCCGTTCAAGGCCGTGCAGTTGCAGTGCCGCTCGAACGTCGAGACGTACGGTGCGCAGGGCCGGATTCAGGAGGTCAGTCTTGTGACCTTCCTGACCGTGATGTTCAAGAAGAATCCGCTCGGCTCGTTCAAGCAGCACGAGAACGCGGAATTCAGCTCGTCGTTTGGCGCGACCTACATCAAGCAGGTCGTCGACGGCGACGAGGTGCTGGAACTGGACTACATGGCCAACATCTTCCGCGTCGGTGGCGAAGACATGCTGGCCGACTACCGGTCGAACATCGGCGGCTGATTCTGTTGCGCTCCGCTCCACAAGCCCGCTTCGGCGGGTTTTTTCTTGTGCCCTTCCTTAAAGCCCTTTAAGCGGCTTTAGCCGCAACATCATCCAGACTGTGCTCAATCCACTCAACGAGGCACGTCATGGACATCCCACTCAAATATCCCTTCAGGAACGCGGCCGGCGAGACGATTGCGACCCTCGCGCTTCGACGCGGCAAACGCAAGGACATGAAGGCGGCCGCGAAATACAGCGACGACGCAGGCGAGCAGGAGGATTTTCTGTTTGCGCGGCTAACGGGGCTGACGATCGAGGACATCGAGGAACTCGATCTGGCCGACTCGAAGGCGCTGCGAATTCCTGCGTGGCTGGGATGACAGGCGCGGGGTGGATAGCGGACGTACGTTCGGCGCTTTGCAGACCGATGCACTCAAATCACACACGCACGGGGTGCAGATCCGTCTCGGGGTGGATGACAGCAATTGCCGCTATCTCGAATATTGTGCAAATCACTTTCGTCGGCTAGAAAGGCGATTGGACTAAAAGAGGCGTTTGACGTGAGGCGTTACTTTATTGTGCTGGGTGACAAAACGACGGCGGGTGGTGTCGTAATTCAGGGCGAAGAGTCCTGTCGGAATCACGGGAAGCCGTTGGCTTACCACGGTGCGCAGATATACTGCCACGCGTGCAAGACCACGGGCTACATCTGTAATGTGCCGCCCTACCGGCCGATGGTCCTTATGGGCAAGCAGGCTGCGTTAGAGAACGACATTTGCATCTGCAAATGCAGCCCGGCGCCTCGGCTGATTGCGTCGCAGAACAACGCCTCGATGTCCTTCGAGTCCGGCGAACTCGCGGCAATGGGCTTTCGACCAGATGGCAGTCCCATGCCAAAGGAAACCGGCGCGTTCGACGAGCAGGTCAGGGCTGTCGGACAGGGCGCATCGGAAGGCTATCCCTATTTCATCGAGACGGCGGACGGTCGAACGTTTTCGGGCAGCCTTGACCGTAACGGCCAACTGCCGCGCGTCTACACGGACCTCCAGGCTAACTACAACGTGTGTTGGGGCGATGAAGCCCTTGCAATGCAGGAAGGAGCCTGACATATGCCGAACAAGAAAACCGTCGTTCGGACGAACTCGACGCCCAATTCAATCAAGGAGGTATCGCTGAAGGCGGTGACCTTCCAGGAACTCTGGAGCGCTTACCCGTCAAGCGATCCTTATGACGATCCCAACGGCAACTACACGAACCAGTGCGCGATTCGCATGAGCGTGACATTCCACCGCGTGGGTAGCGAAATGAAGTCATTCTCACAGAAGCTCGTCCACCCAATGCCCGGTAAGTCCAGCTTGGGCCGAATCCTGATCGATGAGAAACCGACCGCGACGAGAGCATACGAGCTAGCTGAATGGCTACAACTGTGGCCGTTCGCTGGCGTCCCCGCAGCCGTAGACGTATCTGGTCCGGA